GCTTATGGCCTCCGTATTATAGTCCTTATGATAGCATCATAGGCGCACATGCTGACGCTCGTGGCTGGACTCAAGAAGGATTTACTGGAATGGAGATCGTACAATGATTGACAATGAACTACTATCAATAATCGGAATCATTATTTGCTCTGGAGCAATTGGAGCAATCATAGGATTGAAAATAGGTTGGGCAGATGCCAAGAAAATCTATGAGCCTCACATCTCGTTTTTTAATATGGATGATAGATAAAATGCAAATTGTAGCTAATCCATATATGGACGATAAAATCGTAACTGACGAGCTGCCCCGTCACGGTTCACCTCAGGACCGTGGTTCTGCAGATGCATATTATCAGCGTGATTACGATCCTCATTACTATGTTGGTGATTCTATGCAGTCAGAAAGAGTAGAAAAAGACGACATGACTGTTGGTGAAATTGAGGCTTATAAATACGGTTATGAAAACGAAGATGATAGGAAGGAATGGTAATAGCATGAAAAATTTATTAATGGCAGCTTTAGTAGTTGCGGCAACGCCAGCTATTTCAAAAGAAAGAGTTAGAGATGTTGTTGTATATGATCATGTAAAATCTGTTCACAAACCTGTCGAGGTTTATACAACTCAATGTCGTGATGTAGAGGTTCCAATATACGGAAATACCGGTGGTGGTGGAGCATCAGCTTCAGATCTGCTTGGTGGTATGATTATCGGCGGATTAATAGGTGGTACTGCATCTGGCAAAGATAGTGGTGCTGCAGCAGGTGCGGTCATTGGTGGTTTAATCGCTAATGATAATGCAAATAAGTCGAAAAGCGGTATTGTAGGATATCAAGTAGAAAGACAATGTAATAAACGCAAAATGTTTGAAAATAAAAGAGTAGATGTTTATAGTCATTCGACTATTCGTTTTTATCTTGATGGAAAACGTTATGTCCTACAATTCCATAAATAAAGGAAGAAAAATGAGAGCTATTTTAATTGATGCATTCTTGTCCCATGCTCAGGGCCATATTGATAAGCACATCGCAAATGTTGAAGTGTATTTACACAATCCAGCAGGTGTTGGAGAACACCCTGATATTATGGAAGCTATCGAAACCGAATTAGAAGAGGTTGCTAAATATCATGACCTCAAAGAAATGATGGAGAAATACTTCATTGATAAAGCTAACTGAAAAGGCTAAGCAATATCTAAAACGAATTGGGGATCCAAATGTATCACTTGCTGTTAAAGGCGGTGGATGCGCTGGGTTTCAGTACGAGTGGGGCGTAACTAATAATGATCCTACTATTGAAAATTTATGGTTAGATCCAATGGCAGAAATGTTTGTGTTTGGATGTACTATAGATTATGTGGAAGAACTAGGCGGATCATTTCTAAAAGTGGTCAATCCTAATGCTACGGCTAATTGCGGTTGTGGTGAAAGTTTTGGTGTATAGGAGATAATAATGGAATTTTTAATTTTAATATTCTTTATGCAAGATAATAAAGAATTTTTTGAAGTGGCAAATAAAAATCATGAAAATGGTTATACCTGGGAATTGATCGATGAAGGTTGTAGAGAACCTTTGCCTAATCATGTTTCTATTAAAGACGGAAATGGTGAAGTTTGTTTTCATCATACAGCTCCGGACCAGTAGAATTACTGGACACGTAGCTCAGCTGGATTAGAGCAAGTGCCTTCTAAGCACTAGGTCGAGGGTTCGAGTCCTTCCGTGTTCGCCAATACAGGGTATAGCTCAGCATGGTAGAGTGCTGCACTTGGAATGCAGAGGTCGTTGGTTCAAGTCCAACTACCCTGACCAAAATAGAATTCTGGTTACGGCCAGATAGGCGCATGGGGAAAGCCTGCAATGTTGCAAATGTACCCAGCAAAAGCCTAGGTAAGGAAGTGGCCCTCTAACCTAGGTCGGTATAGGTACTGGTACCGAATGGAAACCCAGTCGGTTGCTGCATACGTAAATGCAGATAAGGGGAGAGCCACTGCAGAAAGGCTCTCCCTCGAAAATAAAGGAGAATTAAATGGAAATAGCAGTATTCTTATTATTAGTAAGTATGGGAATAAGTTCAGAGGTTAAAGAAATTAAAACCGATTTAACTGATCTTCAGATTCAAATGGTTCAGATGGAAGTTAATTTAGAGGAATTAACTAAAAAGCAATCGGATAATTTTATTTCTTTAGCAGCTAAGCATTCAGCTTTCAGTGCTAGATCTGAAGTGCATGATGAACGTCATGACCGTAGATTAAAAGCACTTGAGGATTACATCAAGTTATTGGAAGAAAATCCAACTCAATAATTATAAATATAGTTAACTATAACAAGAAGATAGGTTAACTATGTACGAATATAGATGTAAAGTAATTAAAGTAGTTGATGGCGATACAGTTGATGTCGACATTGATTTAGGGTTCGGAGTCGTATTGACTGATGAACGCGTCCGTGTAATGGGAATTGATACACCGGAGTCTAGAACATCCGATAAGGTAGAAGATATTTTCGGTGAAGCTGCGAAGGCTAGACTGAAAGAATTACTTAAAGGTGATATTACATTAAAGACTGAAGTTAATAAAAGCGGTGAAGATATGAAAGGCAAGTTCGGTCGTATCTTAGGTGATTTTATAGTTGAGCACAAAGATAAAAATAACAACTATGTGAAACAAAGAGTGACTGAAATTCTTATGGCTGAGGGCCATGCAGTTCCATATTATGGACAAAATAAAGCTGATGTCGAAATAGCTCATCTAGCAAACCGGCAACGGTTAATGCAGGAAGGTGTTATTGATCCAGCGCTCGTTCAAGCTGCTGAAGCAAAAATGAAGAAAAAATGAATAGTGTAGAGCTACAGCATTATATAAAAAAATATAAAGAGCACGAGGCTCGGCACGCTAGTACTAATGAAAGAAATGCTTATTGGAAACGTCAACAAGAATTAAAAAAGTATGTTCCAAAATCTAAAGCAATTCATGAACACGGATAGAGGTAACTATGTCAGACATATTTGATTTTGGCTTCACGGCTGTAGATGAATCTGAGCTCGAAGCAGTTCAGGCACTTGGAGCAACAGCAAAGGAAGTAGAAACAAAAGCCAGTACAACTCAAGATAAACTTGATAGTCTCTACAATGCTGTTATACCTCTCTTAAATAATCTTAAGAAAAACCCTGAAAAGGATTACATACTTTGGCCAAATAGACTGGCCAAAGTTGAAGAATTTGAGGATCATTTGCAGGCAATCTACAAAGGATAATTATTTCTTTTCGGCCGATTTACCCTTTGAGTAAGCCTGCGCACCAAAGAATGCCGCTACTAGACCAGCAATTGCTACAAAATATGTAGGTGCAATATTACCAATAAGCTCTGCTGCATCTGGTACGTTTAAGATACTAGTAATTAATATTAGCACAGGATAGAGAAGCATGCCCCAAAGAGCAAACCAAGCCATAGATCTGATTTGGTCTTCTTTTGCATCTTCATTTTCTTGCATTTTACGTTTATGGTCAAACTCAGCGATTTCTTTGGCTCGAGCCATTTCTTCATCAGTTATAACACCATCACCATCAGCATCTAAATATGCATATAATGATCCTTCTTGGAGAACTTTAGCGTTCTCATCTTTTTTATCTGCCATGGTTTTCATCTCCACTCCGAATGAATTTTTTTCTGCCATTAGCCGCTACCTAAAGCTGCCGTTATTGCTGGTGCAAAACTTGAGGCTGCCCATAATGCTACAGCGATTGCGCCCACGCCTACTACAACCCATTTCATTTTCATATCATCGACAACCATTTTAATTCCGATGAGCTCATTACTAAGTACACGTAGTGAAAGTTCCATTTTACCTTCAGGCATATCAATTGGCTCGTTTTGTAATTTTAGATCTTCCATTTTAAATCCTTTTTATTTACACAACTATTTATAGGAAAAAATATGCAAGAACGTTATCACGAATATATCTTAAGAAAACTAAAAGAAGAAAGATTAAATGATGAATTGGATAGAAATAGACAAGATAATATGGAACATGATATCAACTTGGAATGGATCAGACACTTCGAAAAAGGATCTTCTCAAAGCCGTAGCTAAAAGATTTGATTGGAACGAAAAACAAACAAATCTTGCATGCCGGCGACATTTTGTTATGTACAATAAAAAGAATACGTGATATAATAATCCCTAATAAAGGAGTTATCATGAATATTTTTATATTAGACAAACACCCAGTAATTGCTGCGCAGCTACAGTGCGACAAACATGTAGTCAAGATGATTGTAGAGTCAGCTCAAATGCTATCTACAGCACATCGGATGCTAGATGGTCATGTAGAAAAGCGCCTCAGTAAATCTGGCAAACGGATGCTTAATTACTGGTGTCATAATATTCCTGAAAAAGAAGAATTGCTATATAAAGCAGTGCACCATAGTCATCCTTGTACACTATGGACTATGGAATCAAATGCCAATTATGAATGGCACTATAAACACTTTATTGCTTTATGTGATGAATATCAATACCGTTATGGTAAAGTACATTCAACACAAACTAAACTACAAGGAATTCTCCAAAGACCGCCTTCACGTATACCATGGACCAATTTGTATACAAAATTTAAATTGGCCATGCAACATGAGCCACAGTGTATGCATCCTGATGATCCTGTTCGGTCATACAGAGAATACTACCAGACCAAGCAAGATCGGTTTAAAATGGTCTGGTCTAAACGCAACGTACCGGAATGGTTCAAGGAGGTAGCATGACTAAAGACAAACGTAAAGCAGATAGAATTTCTAAATCAATATATGCTCGAATTAGACGCCGAGCTCGTAAAAATATGATAGAAGATCGAACTTTAAGGTTGTTTGGTAAACTCCGACGGATGAGAAAAAAATCAATATGATAACAGTTGAATTTGATATGGACGAAACATATATCACTGTAATGGATGACACAGGAGAGCTGGAGGATGTTTCAGCTCTTCTTTATGAAGATTACTGTCATATTAGGCAATGGAATGAAAAGCATGGTTCATTTGAAGTCATAACGTTGACTCCTGAAATGTATCTAAAGCTTATGGAATCGTTTAAATTGTCGGAGGGTGCATACGTTTTTGAAAAAAATTCTAAGTGATTGATTTCATTACAAACAAAAAGGTGTACATTTAGTTTAAAATATGTTAGAAAGATATATGTTGACTAAAGGAAAAAAACATGTCTCTTAATTCTAATTCTCGTCAAAAACTTCAAAATCAAAATCAAAAAATAATCGAAAAATATCTTAAAAATAATAAAATTACAATTTGTCCTACTAAAAATAATAATATCAATCCTTTTAAAAAACAATATTATCTTCAATCACAATCTAAAACTTCTGCTATTTTTAAAAAATCATATTCAAATTAAATTTTTAAAAAATTCTAAGTGATTGATTTCATTGCAAACAAAAATGCGAAAAAACGAAATTAACTGTGTACATTCCATTCGTAATATGGTAGTATGGTTACATCAAATGAGGAGATTATATTATGACTATGACAGCATCACAAAAAGCGGACCGTTTGGCTCTTATCAAAGAAATCGCCGAGCGTAAGAAAAAAATGGCTAAAGTTCGCAAAACATCAGCTTCTGTTATTTCTAAGGCAAAGCCTGTTACACGTAAAAACAAGAAAAAAGATATTGATATTCCTACAGAGTCAAATATCTATCAGTGGACAGATGCTTCTAAATACGCTCAAGAATATTATGGTGAAACACTTCACTATACAACAAAATTTGATAACGATTGGGATTGAGTCCAAAGACTCTTTTCTGCATACGTCTGTGTAGAGGCGTTGATCAGCTAAAAGCACTATCTCGAAAGAGATGTTAGTTTCAATCAAACTAGAGCGGCATTGTCAATAAGGCCGTGCGGAGAGATTGAAGATACTAGCTCGGGCGTATGCAGAAAGGAGTTTTATTATGAGAACTATACATTATGTTGGTATGAGCGAGGCTCGTTATGAGGCAGCTCGCAGGGTCTTCGGTGGTCCTGCATACTATCACAAATATATGGACGCTCGTGTCTATAGTGAAGTTGGTGATAGTGATGTTGTTATAGTAGGTGATCCTAGAATGTACAAGTATGTATGGGATGCATCTGCAGTTGATAGGAGGTATACGGATTGAGTATGCATATGATTAGAGGAGTTCAAGTCCATGGTGTAGGGAAACGCCGGAAGGCGAAGCGAAAATCGAATAAATTATTGAAGGCGGAAGCCGAACATAACAAGTTTTTGAAAAAGCTTGGTATAGGTAAGTCTAGCGGTGACACTGATTATCGTTATGACTTACCTAACTTAAATTGCGGTCCTAGTATGACTAGTGATCAAGTAGCTGGCAATGGTACAGCAAAAGAACGTAAGCGTTACACAGGCAACGAGATTGCTGGCATTGTAGTTACACATAAATCTAATTTAATGCCTGTCCGTAAAGATAATAAACAAGCAGCCATTGATGCTGCCTCAATGAGGAGATAATATGTCAGATTATCAAATTACTCATCTTGATCGCAGAGTTCAATATCTCGAAGGTAAAATTCAAGATTGGGAAAAGGTCATTGATATTTTAATGGCTGATAAATCATTCATGCACGCACTTGGCGTAAAAGAATTAAAAAGTAATCAAAATGTAAACTCTGAGTTTACGTATGTAGTAAAGGCTAATTATAATGACTGAAAGTTTAACTCGTGAATATGTACTAGAGCAATTGCGTTCTAGTGAATGCCGTGTAATTTTTAAAAAGGCTGATGGTTCTGAGCGTGATATGAAGTGCACACTTAAAAAAGATATGATGCCTGATTGGTCACTTGATGAAAATTCTAATAAAGAAAATAAAATGTATAGTGAACAAGCTATTCGTGTAATCGATACAAAAATACAAGAATGGCGATCGTTCCGGCTAGACAGTATTATTTCTTTTACTTGCGTATAAATAGCATTTTAGATAGGGAATTATATGCCAGATCCGTATATTTTTTGGCCATTCGTGGTTTCGCTCAGCGTATGTGCTTTCATGATTGGAAAGACATATAGTCAAAATGAGCGCGAAGAAATCATCGAAACTACTATACAATCTTTAATGGATTTAAATTTAATCCGTTGGAAAAAAGATAAAAACGGTGAAATCGAGCTTTTAGAAATCGACGACAAATAAAAAAAAATTGTAAGTGATTGATTTTATTGCAAACAAAAAGGTGTACATTACCTTCAAACTGTGATAGAATAGTATTATATATTATGTTGGAGGAATCATGGCTAGTAAACGTAATCAAATGCGTGAAGAAATATCTAAAGCTTCTAAAATCAAACCACTTAAAAAGGCACGTAAGAAGCGTGAATTTACTGAAGAGCAAAAAGCTGCTTTAGTAGAACGCATGGCAAAAGCCCGTGCAGCACGTGGACCTGCTAAAAATCTGTCAATACACGAATCACTTCGGAACATGCCTGATGATCATCCGTTGCATCCTGATAAAGTGAAAGCATGGATCAAAGATCAGAAGCTACTTCTAAGTGGCTTACGTAGTGCAAAAGATGGCAAGGAGCCTGGACCACGTAAACTATTTTACGATACAGAAACTTATATTCTAAACCTGCAAAAGTACTTGCAGGATGGCATATATCGTGATGTGCGTTATGGCGCTGAGCGTCAGAGTCGTTCAAAATACACTTGTGTAGTCATGGCATATCATGCAGATGGCACACCTAAGCGTTCTCCAGGTGTTTATTATCCTGACATGGGGAGAGAAATTACTAATGAAGAGGCGAAGGAGGATTACGATCGAGCCAGAAAAACAATTTCTAACAAAAAGCGAGTTCGCTAAATTAATTGAGAAGACCGTGAGGTCTCATAAATCATCTTACATGGATGCAATCATTCATTTAAGTGATATACATAATGTAGAATTGGAGGAGATACGTAAGTTTATTTCTCCAATTATCAAAACAAAGTTGGAGGCAGAAGCTATGAATTTAAATTTTTTGCCTAAACAAAACAGTTTACCTATCGACTAATATATGATAGAATATTACAGTAACACATTGCAATACGGAGAAAAATACAATGTCATTCGCAAATCTAAAACGTAATCGTACAGATTTTAGTAAATTGGTTCAAGCCGCACAAGATACCGGCGGAGCCGCTAAACAACGACAAGGTGGAGATCCACGTATGTGGAAACCTACAGTCGATAAAGCAGGCAATGGATATGCCGTGCTTCGTTTCCTTCCCCAACAAGAAGGTCAAGATATTCCATGGGTTCGTTATTGGGACCATGGTTTTAAAGGGCCAACAGGCCAATGGTATATTGAGAAATCATTGTCATCTATTGGTCAACAAGATCCCGTATCAGAAATGAACGGTCGTCTTTGGAATTCTGGTATTGAGTCAGATAAAGAGATTGCTCGTGAGCGTAAACGTCGTTTACATTACGTAGTTAATGCTTTAGTAGTATCAGATCCATCAAATCCTGAGACAGAAGGCAAAGTCTTCATGTATCAGTTTGGCAAGAAAATCTTTGATAAAATTATGGATGTTATGCAGCCACAATTTCCTGATGAGAAGCCTGTCAATCCATTTGATTTTTGGGAAGGTGCAGATTTTGTATTAAAGATCCCGTCAAGTAGAAGGTTATCGTAATTACGATAAGGCCGAGTTCCGGTCACCTTCTTCTCTATATGATGGAGATGAGTCTAAGCTTGAAAAGGTGTATGATCAAATGCATCCGATCAATGAATTTAGTGATCCTGCTCAATACAAGAGCTATGATGAACTAAAGGCTAAGCTTGCAAATGTCCTTGGCGAACCAGCGCCTCGTACAGTAAAGCAAGAAGTGGAACTAGATGATGAGATTCCTGATTTTAGTGCACGTCGAGCTCAGCAAGAAGCTGCTCAACCGGTTCAGGCAGCACCAGATCCTGTACCAACCGCTGAGTCCTCAATGGATGAGGATGATACAATGAGTTATTTTGCTAAGTTAGCTGCAGAAGACTAAATAAGAGAGCCCCTTCGGGGGCTCTTTTTTTATTGTGGAAGCATAGCATTTCTAAGAGCTCGTTGATCATCGAGTGCACTTCCGCCTGGTAACGCAAACGCATTTGTATTATTTTGAGAATTATCTTGCTGGATTTGTGTTGATACAACGGC